ACGAGAACAGAAGTTAGTAATGCCAACAGGTCGTATCTATTACTTTGAGCCTGAAGTTAAGTTTGATAAGGTTAAATATCCTCGTACAAAGATATTGAATTATCCAGTACAAGGTTTAGGTGCAGATTTGATGGCAATAGCAAGAGTGTCATTAAGAAATAGACTTAAAGGAATGGAAGAAATACAATTAGTTAATACAGTTCATGATAGTATAATTGTTGACTTTAATCCCAAAGTATGTTATACTAATGACTTAGTAAACATTGTTGATAAATGTTTCAATGATGTTCCTGATAACTTCAAGAAATTATTTGGAGTTGATTTTAACCTACCCATGAGAGTAGAGTGTCAAGTAGGAAATTCATGGGGTAAAATGGAGATTGTAAATGCAAATTAATATTATAGATGTAGGAGAACAAGCAACACATACAGCCAAGAATGGTAGGTCTTACCAGTCTGTAGAAATAACTTATAAGGGAGACAATGGACAAACTTCATCTAAGAAGTTAATGTCTTTTGCTAACCCTGATGTATTTAAACAAGCAGGTAGTTGGAAAAAAGGAGATTCAATCAATGTTAATACTCAGAAAGATGATGCAGGGTATTGGCAATGGATTGGTATTCTAGCTGATGGCGAAGTACAGTCGTCTCCTACACAAACTAGTACAGTTAAACCTGTGGTAGGAGGTAATGCTACTAGAGTAACAGGTAGTAACTATCCAACTACTGATGAAAGGGCGAAGACACAGAACTATATTATTCGTCAGTCTTCTCTGAGTAATGCAGTAGCTACTTTAGCAATTGAAGGTAGTAAGGCAACTGCAACAGATGTAATTACTTTAGCTCAGATGTATGAAGCCTATGTATTAACTGGAGCTCAAGCACAAGGGGATGAAAATACTGACCTTGACTTTGGCGAGGATGTTCCTCTATAATGTTAGCTCTTATTGATATGGACTTAGTATGCTTCCGTTGTTCTGCTAGTGCAGAGAATGATGGAGCAGGTATTGCTATATATCGTATGAATGAGCTAATGGATGGCATCTTAGAAAAAGCTAAAGCAACAGAGTATAAAGCTTATTTAACAGGAACTAAGAACTTCAGAAAGACTATATACCCTGAATATAAAGCGAACAGGACTGCTCCTAGACCTATATATTTACAGGACTGTAGAGACTATGCCATAAATCAAATGGGAGCAGAATTAGCTCCTGAAGGTTTAGAAGCAGATGACTCACTAGGTATTAATCAAACAGATGAAACTATCATTTGTTCTCTTGATAAAGACTTACTAATGATTCCAGGAAAACATTTTCAATGGGCTATTAGTGGTAAGAATTGGGAGAAACCCGATACATGGATAGACCAAACTTATGAAGAAGGTATGAAGTTATTCTATACTCAATGTATTACAGGAGACCCTTCAGATAATATAAAGGGTATTCCTGGATTAGGTAAAGCAAAAGCAAAAACAGCTCTTGCAGGACTAACAAATGAAAGAGATATGTTTGACAAAGTGAGACAACTATATGGCAATGATGAAGAGTTCCTTATGAATGCTAGAGTTCTATGGATAAAAAGAACTTTAGAAGAAGACTTTGGAGATATATTTAATGCCTACATTTAAGTCAGGACTTGAACAAAAAGCTTGGAAGATACTTAAAAAACATATTCCAAGAGTTAAGTATGAGCCAGATGCAATACCATATAGGCAACCTGCAAAAGAGCGTAAGTACACGCCAGACTTTAAGGTTGCAAATGGTGTATACATTGAAGCTAAAGGAAAGTTAGACTTAGCTACTAGACAAAAAATGGTTTGGTTTAAAGAGATGCATCCTAGAATTACGATAATATTCTTATTCATGAATCCTGATAATAAGATAACTAAACGAAGTAAAACTACATATGGAATGTGGGCTACTAAGGAAGGTTTTCTTTGGCTAGATTTTAGGAAAGATTGGATTAAACAATATAAGGAAATGATAAAATGAGTGCAAAAATTTTAGTACTTGATATAGAAACTTCTCCTAATATAGGAATGCACTGGGGACTATGGCAACAAAACATAAGTATTAATCAGTTGATTGAAAGTTCGACAATCTTATGTTGGGCTGCAAAATGGGTAGGAGATAGGAAGGTTCACTTTGCTAGTATCTTAGAGTCTTCTCCTAAAGAGATGATTAAAAAGATACATAAGCTAGTAGACGAGGCAGATGCAATCATTACTTATAATGGTAAACGCTTTGATATGCCAACTCTTAATAGAGAGTTTCTATTACATAAGCTACCTCCTCCTAGTCCTTATAAAGATATTGATTTACTACAGACAGCTCGTAGTAAGTTTAGGTTTGTTAGTAACAAGCTTGATTATGTTGCAGGAGAGTTAGGAGTCGGTCAGAAAACCTCACACGAAGGCATGCCTCTGTGGAGTAATTGTATGGCTAAAGATAAGAAGTCATGGAAACTAATGAAGAAGTATAATATTAATGATGTTAAGCTAACAGAAGAGGTTTACCTCAAACTACAAGGTTGGTTAGTTACTCCCTTTAATCATAATACTCATTCGCATGGTCATGTATGTCCATCATGTGGAGGAACACATCTTCAAAAAAGAGGCTTTAGTATAGTAGGTGCAAACTCTTATCAGCGTTTTCAGTGTATTGACTGTGGTAAGTGGAGTAAGAGTAACAAGGCTTCAAAAGAACTAAAAAAAGATAGCTTTATAAAAGCAATTTAACTTGACTTTTTAATCAATATAAGGTATAATACTATTATGATAGAAGGAAAACATCCATTAGAAAGAATCTTTGAACTTGCCCTTGAACAAGCAACTAAGGGTAAGGGAGAAGAAAGACATGGCAATGGTACAGATTTTACAGACCAACCTTGGGTAGGACTTGCCAAGGTTCATGGTAGTGGTTTCTTAACTGGACAAGCACAGAAGAAAATTATGGAAGCTGTAGCAAACAGAGAAGATTCTAATTACTTATGGTATGAAAGAGAAATATTAGGTGCTATTAATTACTTAGCAATGAATCTTATTTATGAAAAGGAGCTATAATGTTAGAGTTTATCTTATTAATAGGTTTGGCAGGAGAGCCTTTTTCAGCTACTCCTGTCTATGCAGGGTCGTTCACTTCATGTGAACAAGCCATTTCATACGCTAAAGAGTCTTATCCAAGTACCGATGGATGGGATAAGTATATGTGTATTAGGAAAGAGTTTTATGTTAAAAGCTAAGAATAATATAACATTAAAAAGAAAGGATAACAAAAATGGCAGTTAGAAATTTAACCTTTCAAGAACTTTGCGAAGAACTTCAAAAGATAGAAGAAACTGAGTTAATGGAGCTTCTTGAAATAGATTCTATAGAATTGATAGACAAATTTCAAGATAAGATTGAAGACAATTTTGATAAACTTTTAAAAGAAGTAGATAACCTTAATGAGGAGTATGAGATTTATGATGAAGACTAATTTACCAACAGTATACCAAGCAGTAATTGCTCAGAGTCGTTATGCAAGATTTATGCCTGACCAAAAAAGAAGGGAGACTTGGGAAGAAACAGTACAGCGTTTAGTATCTTACTTAGAAGAGAAAACACCAGTACTAAAAAAAGATATAGCATCAATTAAAGAAGCTGTTCTTAAACAGGATATTATGCCATCAATGAGACTTATGATGACAGCAGGAGAAGCTTGTGAAAGAGATAACATTAGTGCTTACAATTGCAGTTATTTGGCTGTTAATAATAAACGAGCTTTTTCAGAAGCTCTATATATATTAATGAATGGTACAGGTGTAGGATTTTCTTGTGAACGACAAGAGATAACACACTTACCTGAAATACCAGAAGCTCTAGATATATGTGATGATGTTATTATGGTAGAAGATAGTAAGCTAGGATGGGCTAAAGCCTTTAAGAAATTATTATCTAGTTTATGGGAAGGTGATATACCTACTTTTGACTATAGTAAAGTTAGACCTTCAGGAGCTAGACTAAAGACTTTTGGTGGTAGAGCTAGTGGTCCTGAACCTTTAAAACGACTCTTTACTTTCTGTATAGACATATTTAAGACTGCTAAAGGTCGTAAGCTTACCTCAATAGAAGTACATGATATTATGTGTATGGTTGGAGAGATTGTAGTTGTTGGTGGTGTTAGAAGGTCTGCTCTTATCTCCTTATCTAATTTAACAGATAAACGAATGAGAGATGCTAAAACAGGTGCATGGTATAATGATTTTGCATGGAGAGGATTAGCAAATAACTCTGTAGCTTATACTGAAAAACCTGATATGGAAACTTATATGGATGAATGGTTGTCTCTAGTTAAATCTAAATCAGGTGAACGAGGTATCTTTAATAGAGTAGCTGCACAAACACAAGCAGGTAAACAAGGTAGAGACTCTACATTAAACTATGGTACTAACCCATGTAGTGAAATTATTCTTCGTGATAAACAATTCTGTAACCTTTCTGAGGTTGTTGTAAGAAGTACAGATACTGAAGCTACACTAACAAAGAAAATTGTACTTGCTACAATATTAGGTACTATTCAAAGTACTTTAACAGACTTTAAGTTCTTATCACAAGAATGGAAGCAAAACACATCTGAGGAAAGACTTCTTGGAGTATCATTAACAGGAATCATGGATGCTAAGATTACAAGTAAACCCGACCCTAAAATGCTAGAGAGGTTAAGAAATGTTGCCCGTAAAACTAATGAAAAGTATGCTAAAATTCTTGATGTACCTGTCTCTGCTTCTATTACTTGTGTTAAACCTAGTGGCACTGTCAGTCAACTTGTCGATTCTGCTTCAGGTATACATGCAAGGCACAATGATTTTTATATAAGAACAATTCGTATGGATAAGAAAGACCCTATCTATGACTTCTTAAAGGATAAAGGAGTACAAGTAGAAGATGAGCAATATAGACCTGAGTCTACTGCTGTGTTTAGTTTTCCTATGAGAGCTCCTAAAGGAGCAGTTACTAGAAATGATATGACAGCTATAGAACAATTAGAAAATTGGTTAGTCTATCAAAGACACTTTTGTGAGCATAAACCTTCAGTTACTATCTCTGTTAAAGATAATGAGTGGATGGAGGTAGGTGCTTGGGTATGGAAATACTTTGATGAGATAAGTGGCATATCTTTCTTACCTCACTCAGACCATAGTTATGTACAAGCTCCCTATCAAGACTGTACTAAACAAGAGTATGAAGCCCTTCTTAAAAAGACTCCTCAGACAATTGATTGGGAAACTTTTATAGAAGAAGATGATAATACTATAGGTGCACAGACATTAGCTTGTACAGGAGGTTCATGTGAAATATAAAAATGCAGTATACTATGTAGTTTTATTTTTATTACTACTTGGTTTTCTTTTTTCATTTATAGGAGCTTAATCATGAATGTAACTTTTCAGCCAATAGTAGGATGTCAGGTAGGAATTGAGTTTTATGAACAACTTGTAACTTTACCTACAGATGAAGATGTAAAAGTAGGGTATGTTTTAATTGATTTGTTCTTTCTTAGAATACAAATAGCATATTATTTAGAGGAGTTAGAATGAAGATTTGTATAATTGGAAGCCGTAGTTTAGATAAAGCAGAGGTAATCTTTCCAATCATAGATAAGTTTTTAGATTCTTATACTCACTCAGGACAGCCTATAACTTTTTTAATAGGAAATGCAAAAGGAGTTGACCCTTTATCTAAAAAGTTTGCAGAAGCTAGAGGCATAGATATTGTAGAGTTTATTCCTTATCATTTATTAGACCCAACAGCAGAGTTTAATAGTAAATACTTTTTTGTTAGGACAAAACAAATGATAAATAATGCAGATAGAGTCTTAGCTATTTGGAATACTAAGAGTAAGGGAACTGAATATGGAATAAAATATTCTCAAAAAAAAGAAATTCCAGTTAGTGTTGTAAAAGTACCTTAACCTCAGAGGAACTTTTAAGAAGGATATGAGCCCTCACTCATGTCCTTTTTTTTAGTCTAAAAATACATCTTTATTTTGTAAACCTACAAAACCACAAGATTGAGCTTCTTTAATAGTATCAAAATCAAATGGACTAGGTTCTACATGATTCTTTGACAGAAGACTATACTCTTTTAGTAAGCAGCTTGCTGCCTTATATTGATTACAATGTTCTTCATAATAAACCATTGCTGAAGGGCAATCATTAAAATAGCCTACAAATTGAAGGTCATCATAGTTTCCTGATAAAGAGACTGTTAATATAAACATTCCCTCTGCTAACATTAGGCTGTTTGTACCTTAGTAATGTACTCTCTAGACTCTTTAGGAAGGAGAGCTACCCAGTTATCAGGGTCTTTCTTAATAGCTTTTTTAACTGTTCCTGCACCACCATTGTATGCAGCTAGAGCCTTCTCTTGGTCTCCATCAAACTCTTTTAACATAGCTTGGTAGTAACTTTCAGCAAAAACTTTATGCTCTTCTTCAGAGGCTTTTGTTAAATCAGCTATAGGAGTAACACCATATCCAGGGTTTTTAGCTGTCTTAGGCATGATTTGATACTTACCTAGAGCACCTTTAGGAGACTCAGTAAGCTTGCCATCTGTCATATGTGTATCTGATGACTCTACTATTGCTATTTTGTCAATAATATTAGGTTGTTCGTTGCCAGTAACTTCGTTAGAAACTACTGGCTCGGTGCTTTTTTTGGGTCGGGTTCTCCAAGGATGTCGGCATAGAATGCACTTGCATTTTTGCCATTAGGAGAAAGCTTATTAACATTATAGTGAGCACGAGCTGCATCATTTATACTCCTTAAATTATTTTGCATAAAGGGAGTATATTTTCTATCAGCGTTTGGAATAAATAGCATTCCATCATTCTCCCTAATTTGTAATTTAGCTTCAGGAAACTCTTTTTTAAAGCTATCTAAAGCATTTTTAAGTATGGGTTTATAAGAATTAACTGCAGTGTCTAATTCAGAAATAAGACTAGGGTCTGTTATAGAAGTTAGTCCTTGTGTCATTTTAGGATTAGATAAATCTTTAATAAGATTAGCTGTAGCAGGTCCTGTATCTTCTGGAGTATTTGCCATCCAAGTAGTTCTTCTTTGTAGTGTATCTGTAAATGCTTCTACAGCACCTTCTTCTGGATTTGCTTTTAGAGTCTGGTCTAGAGCAGCCATAGTAATTATAGAAGCTTCTGAAGTTACTCCTCCATTTTTTGTTTGCAGAGGTTTAAAAGCATTATTTACTGAATTGTTTGTTACAGGAGAAGTTAATGTTTCAGGCTCTACTGTCATAAATTCTATTACTTCTTTACTGAACTTATTTTTCAAATCTGCAGCACCTGAAATATTCATACCTATATCTTTTACTACCTCATGATTAGTTATTATAGTAATCAATCTAGGATGTTTTTCAAACAATAGTCTTTGATTTTCATTTTGCATATAATCAACAAAATTCTTTGATGCTTTTGCATTTGTCTCACCATTATACACTCCTGTATAACTTTTTAATATTCCTGCAGCATTAGCTCTTCTTGTATCTTCAAATGGTTTTAAATTTGCAGCATTTACATTAGCTCCTGAATCTGAATACCATTTAGAAACCATTCTATCTTGTTTTTGTATATATTTTTCTAACTCAATAATTTTATTAGCAGGAGTCATTTTAGGGTCGTTCATTATTTCTACAGCTTTATCAGCAATGTCATCAGTCTGAGAATCATTAAGTATATTAGGAAGACCTTCATCAATTAATTTTTTAGCATCCTTTTGATACTTAACAGTACCAGCTTCAACCTCTAATTTCATCTCATCTACCATAGCTTTATTTCTTATTTTTTTACTTAATCTATCTTTTAGTAAAGTATAATTAATAGCTCCATTCTCATCAGAATAGTCTTCTACAGCAATTCCAATATCATATGCTTCTCTTCTAATTTCTTTATCTCTAGCATCACTAGCAGTTTTTGCATCTTTAATTGTAGAAAGGTCTTCAGCAACTCTCGCAGTTAAATTATTCATACTAGAAACAGCAGAAACATGTCCCATAATTTCATTAGCATAAGCAGGGTTAGCTGTGATAGCCTCACGAGTTATTTTAGCAAGTCTTTCTTTAAGCTCTAGGTCTCCCATTATACCTTGTTGTCTAGCATTAGTAAGCTTTTCAGTCTGTGTTGCTATAGCATTTTGAATACCTAAAGAGTCATCTGTAAGCTGTTGATTTAATACTGTAGGATAAGTACCATCATATCCTGCCTCAGACTGAATGATAGCTACCTCATCAGCTCCTTTAACAATAGCACCTTCAAGGGCTTGTTGACCTGCTAAACTTCTATCTTGTTGGTCAGTAATAACTCCACCTATATCTTTAGCAACATCTCCTAGTACTTGTGATTTATCATAATCTTGATAGGTATTGATACCTAATTCTGTTCCTTTAGCTAGAGCAGTCATATCTGCTTCTTTTTCCATAGCTTTAGATTTATCTACGACTCCTGCTTGTACAGTGCCTTGAAAATTACTTCTACCTAAGTCTGTTGCTTTTACACCGAATTGTGGAGTTGCCATTAGTCTATTTCCTCTGAAATTACTTTCTTATGTTTACCTTCTAGAATATTTGCTATATCTCTTACATTTGGGTCAGGATGTGATTTAAACCTACTAATCATTGATTGTAATCCTTTAGTATCTGGGTCTTGCTTTAGTACCCATCCAATTAAATTATCTGTTTCACCAAGTTTAAATCTAGCTTGATGCTTATTTATTACGCCAGTCATAATTCTTTCTACTTGACTTGTAGTAAAAGTACCACTTTGTTCCATTGAAGATATTTGATAGTTTAAGATTTTAAAGTATTGGTCAGTATCTTTTCTATCTAATCGTAAAGCAGCATATAAGTCTTCATCCATTCTAGTTATTGCACCTGATACTCTTTCATCAATGCTTCTACTCATTTCTTTTTGTCGCCACTGGTCTAACTCTGCTCTAGTTTTAAAGCCCATTGACTGTACAAGAGCTTCTGCTCCAGTAATAGGTATACCTTTTCTAGTACCATTTTTAGATATTATTTCTCCTAAATCATAGTACATCATAGCTTTATCAAAATTATTACCTAAAGAAGTAGTAGCAGCTAAAGTTCTCATAGCATCTGAAGCAGTCTCTAAGTTTAAAGGTCTATATTTAAAAATTGATGTTACAGCTCTTAACTTCGTACCTATATTTCCTATAGCCTGTACACCAGGAATACCTGGAGCTTCTGCATCTCCTCCTGCCATAAATCGAACTACATTAAATAGTTCTCCAGTAATATCGGCATAAGCATTAGTTGCATTAATAGAAGCTCCTTGAGAGAGGGTTACATTAGTGTCTTCTCCTGCTACTGTACTTAACAAAGCATTAAAAGTTCTATCAAGATAACCATCACGAACTGCTTCGGCAGTATTTCTTAGAGATTCATCTTCATGGTTTGCAAGGTAATCATATAACATTTTACCTGCACCTAAAGGTACACCAAATTCTAGCCCATGCATTGCAATTCTGTTAGCAGTAAGCTTAACTCTATCAGCTCTAGTTAGATTAGTTGCACTATCTTGTAGTACATTCATAAAACCTTTCATGTTAATAGATTGAAACTGTGTAAAGAAAGAGAATAAAGGAAGTCTTTGGAACTGTAAAGCACCTGCCGATGTCATAGCACCAGATTGTTTCCAAGCTTCAAAACTAATCTCTTTAATATTACGAGGGTCATCCCATCTTTTACCTTTATTTTTAGGATTAGCTATCCATCTTTCTTTATTCTGTAACCAAAGACCTACCCTATTAGCTAACTCACCTGTAGCAAAACCATATCTATTTACTCCACCTGTAAGCTTTTGTGCAGGATTTGCAATAGCTTCTCCTGCCTTTCCTAAACGATTATACTTAGGGTCAAGTACCTTTATACCACCATTAACAGCTTCAGAGACTGCTAAATTCTGGTCAATAGACTCTAGTATACCTTCTTTTCTCATTACAGCTAACTCTTTATCAAATTCTGCTCTCTGTTTTTTAGGTAACATATCTCTAAGTTTAGTACCCATCCCATTTAATGTAGGGTTAGAGTCTAATAAATTAACTACATGAGCAGGAGTCTTCATCATAGTCTTTGCAAAAGTCTTAGGAAAGATTATAGATTGCTCATAAAACATCATAGGTTGAATTACAAAATGTCTTAAAGGCATTTGATATGTAATATAAGCTAAAGAAGCTACTCTTTTAGCAGCACTAGACATACCTGTAGCACCATAGTTACCAATATCTCTAGTTAGTCTAGAAGAAGCTTTAGCTGTTTTTTCTAATCCAGGAATCTTAACAGCTTTTTCCATTATATCTGCTACATGATGTAGACTTCTTTGAACAAGAGTATCTGCAGCATTTACAGCACTAGACCTTTGAAAATGAGCATGTCTTGTATATAAGTTCTTAGCTTCTTTAACCATTTGATTAGCTTTAGCACTAGTCATTCCTTTAAGTCTTATTGAACTAATATCATCAATACTATCAGGAAATTTTCCATCTTTTAATACCTTACCAAAGTCTCTTACAAAAGCTGCTTTATAAGCATTATCAAATTGACTTGCTGTACCTGTTCTTGTAATATTTCTTGCTGAGTCATTAAGAGCCTTCTTAGGGTCTACAAGAACTGGGTCTCCTTTAGCAATAAGAATATCTTTTCTAGCAGTAGCATTAAGGTAATTATCTGTTACAGACTTATACTCTGCTGTAAAGTCAGTAATATTTTGTAGATTAGGCTCATCTAAATCTAATATTTCATAGTCATCACCAATATAATTTTTAGATTTTGGATTTGACATATCGTCTACTAAGGATTCAGCATCAAACCTAGTGGTAGCTGTACCACGAGTTTGTCTAAACTCTAAGAGTTCAGCAGGATTTAATTTTTTACCATTCCTTATCATACTTTTTGGAACTACTCTAATAAAAAAGTTACTTCTATAGTTTCTATAAGTATGTCCAGGGTCTTTATTTAAAACTCTTTCAGGTAATAAATCTAATTCCATATTTTTACCAACAATTACATAATCAGAGCTCTCTAAAGCATCTCCAGTTTTATTTTTTAATTGTGTATTTTTATCTGTTTTAACAATTTTATATCCACCTTCAGGGTCATACTTAACAAACTTTCCTGCTGTAGAATCATATACTGTAAAGTTATCATTATCTTTTATTATATTTTTAATAGCATCTTCATCAAGAGCTTTTGTAACTGCTCCTTTATATTCACCATCAATATAGATACCTTTATTATATCCATTTGACATCATTCTTTGTTTTTCACCAATGTTAGTAATTTCAAATAAAGTATCTTGAGCTTGTCTATAAGCTTGTTGAGTTGCATCAAGAGCATTAATTTGTTTTGAATCTAAATCAGGAAAGTTTTTTATTAATTCAGACTTAGATAATGTATCAACTCCTTGTATTTCCATCTCTTTAATTGTAGCTCCAATCTCTTCTCTTATCTTTCTATTTTTAATTGTAAGGTCATTGAACTCTTTAACAATCTCATTAGAAATTCTATTTGCTTTAGGAGCTAGGTCTGCTCTAGCTTGCTCAAACCACTTTGCAGTAAATCCTGTACCAAATAAATATTCTCCTAAAGAACTTCTATTTAGAGCATTACCTATTTTACCTAGACCTATATTTTTATTAAAGAAACTTTCTCCAAGCATCTCATCACTAAGTAAATCATACTTCTTTCTAAAGTTATACTCTATTTGATACTTACCTTTTTTAAAATTAGTTTTTTCAAACTCATCTAGAGTCATTGTAGTTTTAGTCTTTAAGTCTCTAATTACTACATTGTTTTGTTTTATAGATTTTGAAATTGCACGAACATCAAATTTACCATCTTTTACAGCAAGTCCTGCATCTTTAGCTTGAGTAAAGTCTTGTCGTTTAACTTCTTTTACTTTATCTTGAAGTTGTCTTGCTTGATGCATAATATTCTTTTTAGATGTAAAAGCATAATTAGCTCCTTGAGTAAATACCATCTTACCTTCAAGGACATCTGATGTCATATTAATTTTAGAAGTTGCTTGATTATAATATAAATTAGTATCTTTAGCTACATTGACTCTTCTAGATAAATCATCTACTCTAAATTCTTTTTTAACTAAATTATCATCAAACATAGTTTCTAACATCTGTGTTTGTCTTGGAGTAAAGTCTTTAGTTGCATCAGTAAGTTTATCATTAATGTCAGCAATAATATCATTTCTTACTGGATAGTCGGGAGAGTCTGGGTCAGGCAATACTTTTTCAGCTATAATAGTTTCTTTTTTAGTACCTGTAGCATCAGCTAACTTACCATCTTTTTCTATTAAGGCATCTTTAGCAACAACAGCTCCTGTTTTAGGATTAGCTTTATCAGTAACATCTGCTGGAGAATCAGGCTTAGTCTTACCCATTTTCTTTAAAGCACTCTTAGCATAAAGTCCTGCAGGTATAATAAAGCCTATAGCTTCTACAGCATATAAAGCTTCTTCTTTTGTTTTAATACCAAACATTTGTTTCTCAGCTATTTTTTCTGCTACCCATTCAAAGCCTTCTCCTGCTTTACCTAAAGCTGCAGTTGTATATGAGTCATCCATTTCATCATCAAGTCCTAAAAACTTAGCAAGAGGTTCAATAGATAATCCAACTGAAGATTTTAATACTCCTTCTTCTGCATTTCCAGAAGCATTAGCAACAGCATCCCAATCTAAAACGCTTCCATGTTTTTTCATTTGGTCATAAACTTCTTTTGTTTTAAAACCAAAATCCACAGTACCACCTATAATAGCAGGTACTAATCCAACAATAGAAACAACTTCTCCTGCAAAGTTTTCAAAGAAATTAGAATCATCCTCTTCTACTCTTTCTTTCTTTGCAATGGCTAGTTCAGTATTTAAGTCATCTACAGTTTCTTCTTGTGCTTCTTGTTCAATAAGTGTATCACTATTATCAGAAGCAGCTAAAGTTACTGCATATTGTTTTTTAATATCTGGGTCTATAAATCCAGTATTAGAATAACTTCTTAAAATGTCTGCTTTAAATCCTTTATCTAATGTATCATCTTCTATTATTCCTGCTACAACACTCTTAACTTCTATGTCTTGCTCTTTTGAAAACTTTTCTATAGCATTACTATGTGCTGCATCCTGTCCTTGAGACATAAGATTGTCTAAAGTAGTATCATAAGTTTGTTCTGCTTTTTCAATAGGACCAAGAGCTCCCGTATAAAAAGCTTGTTCTTTCGCTTTTTCAGGAAGCATTCCTGGTTTTAATACAGGTTGTGGTTCTGGTAATGAAGTTAAGTCTAACGGCATTTATATTCCTTATTAGTAATTTGGATAGTTTTGAGTAGCTTTATTTTCTTTTACCCCAGTATCAAAAGGATTACCAAAGTTAGTAGATAGATTACTAAAAGCTGCTCCCATCTGAGACCATCCACTTTGCTCTGCTTGTGCTAAAGAAGTTTGTGATTGTAGGTTTCCTTGTTGTATATTTTGTTGTGTCTGACCTTCAGCAAAGCCTTGTCCAACATTAATATTACCAACATTAAGACCCATTTGAGAACTCACTGAACCAATAGCTCCTGTTAAACTAGAAGAACCAGTCATACCTAAACCAGAACTACCTCCTTGTGCTAAGATTGCTCCATGAGCTATTCTAGCTTTTCTTTGTTGTGCTACTCTAGCTCTTTGAGCTTGAACTTGACTATACTTTTGTTGGTCTTCTTGTTGTTTAGCTTGAACAGCTGCTCTGTCTCTTTCAGCACTAGCAGCCTTCTTTCCTGCTTTTCTTTCTTTTATCATACTATAACCTTGTAAAGCTATAGAAGCTACAGTACCCCATCCAGGTACAAAAGGAGCAGCTGCTGTTGCTGCTGATGTTACTGCACTTACGACTGAACTCATATTAGGTCTCCATTTTTATTAATGCATTTAAACTACCAGTTTCATCTTGTATTAAATGTCCAGTAGTAATAGCTCCAAACATCTTATTAAATTTTATAGCTTTTTTATCTTTTGCTAATCCATATACTTCTGTAATTCCTCTTTCTCTTAATTCTATACAAACTCTTTTAAATATTTTTAAGTATCTTTTAAATTCTGTTTTACTCCAAGCATCACAGTCTAGGTGCATCATATAAACATTAAGCTCTTTATTCCAAGTTAATCCTATAAAACCATTAGGCTCTTCATAAAGAAGTTCATCATATTTATCTTGTTTCATTAAACTACATCTATAGAAGTAGCAGGTAAAGCCCATCCTAGAATTTTCATATCTTTACCTGAATCAGATTTAATATAAAGACTAAGAGTTTTTCCTTGTCCTCTTAATTTATTTTTTGTAACAATAACTGAATCTCCACTATCGAATTTATCTGTAGCTCCTGTTGGAATATAAAGTCTTGGTAATCTATAAGCTTGAAACTCAAGTCCCCATCTACCACTATTTAAAGAATTAGCCCAATTCCATTGTGCTTGTACTCTACAAGAAGATTGATTATTTAGTACAAAAGATGCTGATGTTCCAGAACCTGTAGCTGTAAATCCATCTTCTGTTTTACTAAAATAAAAGAAAATATAGGGTACTTGTTTATCTCTCATAATATCTTTAAATAATTCATAGCCCGTAATTAAATAACTTTCATAGTTAATTCCAGTACTATCTTTTGAATACCACTCTAAAAATCTTGTACTATTATATTTAGAAATTGTAAAAGAAGTTCCTACAATAGTTAGAAAACTAAATAGAGAGCTACGGCTAGTCTCTACTTCTTCTGTTATAACTACAGGATTTGCACTGCCTCCCGTTGTAATAATAACATCTTCTACTCCAGCTTCTACACTAACATCTGCACTACCTATAGCATATCCTGGAACTTCAATGAAGTCTGCTACATAAGGACTAGCTGATGCTAAATCTGTTATACTATTTTTATACCAAGCCTGTAAAGATAAATCAAGAATTAATTCTTTATTATATTTATTAATATAATTTACTGTTGAATAAGCAGCTGTATCATTATATAACCATCTTACTCTATTTTCTTTTTCATCATAAAAACCTTTACAGTTATTTTTACCTACATCAGGTATAGCTAAGAATAAAGATTGTATAGATGTTAAAGAGATTGATTCTGCTTTATATCTACCAGCTACAGCATCTGAAGATAAAGCATAGATTCCTGCTTTAGACCAATAAATAAACTGTCCATTAACATTAACAACAGAGTCAGGATTTAAAATACCATTAGTAGATATTTTACTTGCTTGGAAAGAGGTAGCAATAAATCCACCAGTATCTCCATAAATTTCCCATACTCCATTTTCTGCAAAAACAATTAATGATGATTGAGAAGAAACTATTTTTACTATTCTAGTAGCTTCTGGAATTTGTATAGAACCACCATCAGAGTCTATTAAGTCATTAATACTTGGGTCAGTTGGGTCAGCTTCTTGATGACACTTACCAAAATCATTATCAGCTGTAATAACTTTTGTAAAAAACACATACCCTGAATAGTTAGGAGATTTTGAGTCTGCTCCGTTTACACTTGAAGTAATACCAGAATAAAAAAGTCTTTGTGCATAAGAAGCAACACTAGTAATAGCTCCTGTTTCTTGGTCATTAGGAAGTCCAGTAGCATCTGATAAACCTACTCTAGAGTTACCACGATTAAAAGCATCAATAATAAAAGAACCTCTAGCTACTGGAAAGATTGAAGTAGAGTTTTTTTCTAATGTTTTAGGGTCATACTTTTCATAATTAGCTGCAGAAGGGTTACTAAGTTTTCCTAATGTCCATACATCTGCATTACTTGGGTAAACTTCTAATTCATGTTCTGTATAAATTAAAGAATCAGGATAAGTATCATTGCCTGTAACAATATTTTCGTTCCATCCTTGATTTCTTAAATTATATTTATGAGTTTGAGATAAAGTTTCTGGTCTAATATTATCAAGAAGTCCATCATTTACTCCCCAAATATCTCTAACCTCAATTGTAATATCAGTAGATGAAACACCTTTAGAAGACTTATCATAAGTTAATACTACAGGTTTTGCTAAATCTTTTGATACAATAATTAATTTATTATTAATTACAGTAGTTTCTATATCAGCATTACTTAAAGAACCTAGAGTTAAAGGACTACCACCATTAAGTAAGTTAGCACTAGGATTTCCAGTTAGCAGGTTCATAAACCAAAGCTTATTATTAATTCTAACAACACCTATAGATACAGTAGTATCTCCAGCAGGAGCTTCCCATGTATGAAAAGATTGCTTACCTTCTTTTAATTGTGTTGCTGTAAACCCAGTAGAAGTTAATGCATGAAGTTCTTCATAGTCAAGCCCTAGTCGTCTAGACCTAGAGCCATCTCTATTTAGTACAAAATTTTCTTCGTCAACAGAAGAGTTTTCAGGAAAAGTAAGAGCATTAGCTTCTGTAACTAATCCTTTAACAAAAGTGTTAAAGATTTGTTCTTTTTTTACAGCCACTTATTTTTCCTCGTTATTAGATAAAGATTTTACAAAAGATTTTTTTTCTACTTTCTCTTTTTCCTTTTTATTTTGTTGAGCTGCATTAGACAATAAATAGGTTTCTATAGAAATATTAGCTATTGCTCTTGAGGTAAAAATACCTGAAAGTTCTTCAGGTAGTTTTCCACCTTCTTCTAATTTAATTTTAACATGGGCAGTCTGTGGACAAATATAAGTAGAAATAGTTTTTCCACCTGGGGTTTTAAAGTCAGACATACTTATCGTCCAAATCCTGTCATTGTAGGTTTTGCTCTATAACGAGCTTTAGCCTTCACTGTCTTTTTACCTGCTTTTCGTCTTGCAGCAGATTTCTTTTTATCTTCTTTAGATTTAAGCATTGCAGGTCCTTTGTTATAAGTCTCATTACCTCTAGCTACTGAACCTCTTTTTTTAGTATCTCTAGCCAGATTAGGTCCTGTCTTTTCAGATTGCATACCTGTAGTTTTTTTATTAACTACTGAAGTTTTATCTGCAGTAGACTTCTTAGAAGTAGTAGTTTTTTTATAGTTAGGTCCTTGTGTAGTATCAACTTGCTTACTTTTCATAGTACCTTTAACTGCAGTTTTTTTCTTTGCTAATTTTTCTTGATAAGCTACTTTTGTTTTATTTCTATTTTTTTCTACTAATTTAGCTCTAGGAGATTTCTCTTTATTTTTTGCTCGTTTATCAGCTAGGTTTTTTTTTATTTCCTGCATTTTCTTTCTCTTTTCAGCTGCTGTTAGTGCCATTTTACTTACTCCTTAGTTTTTTTGTTATACGAAAAGGTTTAAATACATCTACTATCTTTTTCTTTATCTTCTTACCATAC